GGTAGCCTCCGACGCTAAAAAAACAGCCTGTGAGCGTGATCCTTTACGGCTATTACATCGAGTACAACAGGCGATCATGTTGTCTAAAGCTATGGGATCTCCACCATTTTTAAGACTAACAATATGATCCACAGTATTAGCATCTTGTCCACAGTATTGACACTCATAACCATCACGAGCTAAGACGATCAAACGCTGTGCTTTGTACTTACGGCTTAGCCTTGGATCGTGGCTACCTTGCACCATTAGTAATAGCCTCGCTTGTTATGAAAGGCCAAGGCATTACATGGACTCTTATACCTATGCATTATGTACTTATATCCTAAATCCATTTGGACATAAGGGTTAGTCTCTTTAAGTTTTAATAGCTGAGGTATGCCAAATGCTGAGCTGTTTTTATTCTTGGCATAAGGATCCCATGACCTGTTTTCTTTAGACCATAGAGTTTCTATACATACAAACTCTTTATATTTAAGTACTTTTAGATGTATATATATTTTATATTTATCTATATCTACATTTATGTTATTAGCATTTGCTTTATAAGTACTTAATAACAATAAGGGTAGCACACCTAACCAAATCCATTTGATATTACGCGGTGTCTTGAGCGTGTCGTTAGGCATCTTTACCCCAGCCTTTACCCTTAAATGAAAGACCAGGAGAGCTATAGATCTGCCTCATGTTTTGAGTGCAACACAGGGGAGCAGCTGCATCGACCATAGTTTGTTCAACCTCGTAAGTAATACCGCACTCCACACAGGCGTACTCATATCTTGGCATCTTGTATATCCTCCATGAGGACAACGCCCATTACCCCACAGCTGACACATTGAAGGGTTTTAACGTAGGCCGGTAGGTTGTCTGTGACTATGCGCTCCTCATGCTGTGTAATGCGCTTACATATACGACACCTAGATTTGTGTATCGCCATAGTTAGAGCTCCTTAAATACTTCATCTCAAATAGATTGCGGTGATTTACCCAGTAGTTACCCTGTTGGCTGTGCTTGTACCTCGGGGCCATGGCCATGTGTGCCGGGATCCATCCGAGCAGCTGATAAACAGGCGAGCGGCCGGCTACAAGGATGCATACGTCATTAGGTCTAGATCTTTGTGACTCTTGCAAGATCAAGTGACCATTAGCGTATTTAGTGTGCTTAACCTCTATGCGAGCATCTAAAGTCTCAACGTCAGCCTCAGCCTTAAAGGTATTTACAGTAGGCATAAAGCCGCGTAGGCCAAAATACTCAGCTACAGCTATCTCAGCTCCTACGCTTTCGGCATGCTGAGCAATCATCTCGTGATAGTTAAGCTGTTGCCCAAATAACCTAAACCACTCCTCAGACATGACAGCGGCGCGCTCTAAAGCTGTGCGGTGAGCGGTGATCTCTTGAGATCTATCTAGGATCACTCGCTCAGTCATTAGGCCCTGCACTTGGCACACAGCCATACCAATACCTCTTGACCATAGTCACGTATGACAAGGCCGCCGCTTTGTGTCTGCCACTCAAGGCATAGATCGCATCGATCAAGAGCTGTTGTAGTTATGTTGCCATCATCATGTATAACGGATGCATAACCATCTTTGATGAAAGTTATCTCGCCCATAAGTAGGCCACCCATCCAAGAATAAGGACGGCATCTACCGTAAGAATAATGATCGCTAATCGGTTTTTAGTCATAACTGTGATTTCCATTTGCCGTCACTTGCCAGTACATGCCAGTTAGGAGGGCATTGCGTGGCCTTTGTGCGCTCTGTGCAAAAGTAGCCGCCCCAATTCTTAGGACTACCGGCTGCCGCTTGCTTCCAAACCATCGTGCCATGAGCACACCGAGGGCTAGCAGGTACTAACTCGCCGCCTAATTGGCCTTGGATCTCTTGCACAGCTGTAGCGAGTGCTGTTGTACCTGTGTCATGTGCTATTTGTGTTACCGATAGCGTTGCCCATGGATCGCGATCTTTTTCTTTCGGCGTGGACTCAAACTCAACCCGGGCCATGTCCTCACGTGATGGACGAGCGGCGCTAGGGGATAGGAGCTTGATTGCTCTTGAGATGCAGCTTGTGACTGTATCCTCGACGAACCACTTTTTCATGTTTTGCGGATATGTAGCTACGTTGCCATAGGCAAAATCTGTAGCACTTGGTACGTGATCCTCAAACTCTCTAAAGATCTCAGCCTTTACTAATACCCAGCCCTCTTTAAGTTCTGCATCATGGATCGAGGTAATAATCCGGCCGCTCGGATACTCTTTACGAAAGCGGATAATAGTGTCATTTGCTAGCTCGTAACCCTCTAGGAAACTCATGCGCTTAACTCGCTCTCTTTAAGAGCTTTAGCAATAGCGCGGCCACGTACAAAACCCTCACCATGACCATGCTTAAAGCCGATTGAGTAACCGACCGTCATAAACAAAAAGCCTAAAGCGCATGCGCCTAAGCCTATTAAGATATCTAAACTATTCATAATCTGCCCTTTGTTAAGGCCGATCAAGCTACTAACCGAGTAGCCCTCTCAGCGTTGTAACAAAAGTATGGGGCCAAGTACCGACAAATTGCAATACGACACGCTTAACGAGCTAATCGATCCTCTATCAGGATCTCATAGATACGGTCTACTTGCTTCTCTATACGGTCTACCCGTCCTGCAAGGTTATGGCCGCCGTTACCATCCGGCCTCAGCTCTGACAGGTAAAACTTTACAAGATGGCGGACGAGCCCAGCCCCTAACCCCAAAACAGTAGTTACCCCCAAGGCAATACCGATTAGAAGCTGAGCTCTTTCCATTACTTTTTCACGCCAAATTGACCTTCGGAGGGTTGTAGCGCTTTTAGTATTGGCCCGATTAGCCCAGCGATAAACGCATTAGCTAATACTTTTGGATCTGTTATACCGCTCATGTACAGCGCTGCCGCACTAGCGATAGCAGCTCGTCCGTAAGACTTAGCCGCTGCGATTGCTTGCTCTTTCATTGTCTAGCTCCTGTAATGCCCCTTAATTGACTTGGTATAACACCGATACGGTCGTACTACCGCTCGTTACGACACCGTATAAACCCTCATGGTCGCCCACTTGTACCGTTAATTTGTCTTTGTGATCCACGATGTAACCGTTAGCGGTAGTCACATCTGAGCCGCCTATAAAAAGAGTAGCTGTTGTAGCGTGTACTAAAGCTGTTTGATCTGCAATATTAGCAGGTACCAAAATTGTAGGTGTGGTAGTTACTGTTATTTGTCTGCTAGTTGGCATTTAATAATCCTAAACTCTCGATTAAGGCTTTAGCCTTAGTTGCTGATACTTCAACCTCAAAGTGCATATCGTCCGGCCTTGTCTTAAAGTCGCCGCCCCACTTAAGGCCGTACTTTTTAGCTAAAGCTCGGATCATAGGTACTTGCTCAGCCGGGAAAGTTTCAGCCTTGCTTAAAATGTGACGGGTAGCGTTAAGGTCGATCGCCGTACCGGATGAGTGACAAGAGAGCTTTGTCGGATTACCTCTAACCATCCTGTAGGCATAGCCCCAATCGTCAAAGGTACCCTCATCGATCGGCTCGATCAGCTCGTGAAACTCCGCAGCGAAGGCCGCCAAGAGAGGCCCAACACTCTCGGCGCACCTTAGCTTACGATCCGTACCCTTTACAGGGTAGGACTTTATTTTTATCTCTGCCGGATCTTTTGAAGCCGGATAGCCGTTATAGCTTGTTTCCATAGTCCGGGTTATCTTTGTTTAGGTAAGCCTGATAATCAGAATTAGCCGGATCAACAGGAATAAAAGCCTCATCGGATAGTCTTTGAATTATTGTCTCTGAAATTACTTTGTACATAATAGTTTCCATTTCTATAACTCACTCTCTGCTGTTATGTGCAATTGGCATCTGTTGCCAGGATTAGACGATGCGTTTCCAGTACCTTGAAAAGAAACTCCAGAGTCTCCTATTTGCTCAGTTGCCGATGCACTCCAGTCATTAGCACCATTTCCATTACGAAATTGTGCATTTGCCGCCGATGGGTTAAAAATAGTAATTGTGGGTGCTGCTCTCATTGTGACTGGAAATCTAACACTTGTTACTGATTGATTTGCTGCACCTATTACAACTTGAGGAACCTGTATGCAGCCAGTTGTCCCAGCATTTTGTGCTGGTGTTGTAGCTTGAGCAAAAGTCTTGTAAAAATACCTTTGGCAAGCAGCTAATTCTTGCTGAATTAAACCGCCACCTGCGCGCTTAAAGGTCGTAGCAATAGACCCGAGTTCTAACTGCACTCCAGTTATTTCAAAATAATCACTTGCTCCCGCAGTACCAACCCAAGTTCCCGAGTCAAATTGTACTGATATTTGTGTGGCAGTTGCACCGACTGTGCCAGTTAATTGAAAACGAGTCCAAGTAGTTGTGATTGCTGGGCTAGAAGTTGCCACTGTTGCTTGACCAGTTAAACCGCCTAATCCGCTTTGATCTGTTCCAGTTCCCGAATATAAATTGACTCCAAAAGCAGCCGTGTAGGTTGCTGATTTTCTAGCAAAAAAAGAAAGTGTTACGGTCTGACCAGCAAAGCGAATTGAGTTTTTTGTTTCCAACGGTAAATTCCAGACTGTTGAAAGTGTTGCTGTTTGTGCAGATTGTCGTTGGCATCTTGCCGCAAACTGGATATTTGGCAAATTAGTTGTGTCACCTGTTGCCTGTTGAGATGTCGTTACAGATGGCCCATTTGAATAAACCCATAAGCGATCTAGCGTGTAAGCAAAAGTAGTTGCAGCAGTATTTATTGAAGTGCCTCTTTGTGCTATGTCAAAGCCTCCGTTGATTATGGCGTTGGCGTTATAGGCTGATTGATAGCGAAGTCCTGTTGCAGCTGCGCTATCTGCTAAAAGAGTTTCGCCGTTTGCGCCCACGCTAGTAATAGCCGGCACGTCATTAGCACTAGCTCCTATAATGTCGCCTTTAGCGTTTACAATTGCATTTTGTATAGCGTTAGCATCATCTGTAGTAACCCAAGCAAAATCCATATCTGTATTAGATGCCTTGGCTAAAACCTGTCCAGTAGTGCCGCCTTCAAGATCGACCATAGAGGCATCAATAGCATCGCCTAAAGCCTCAATAGCCGTAGCACCATTTTTTACTAAATCTGTGGATGTAGGTACTGGCCATCCAAAATTAGGCGTAGTAGTTGCCATTTAAGTTAGTGCTCCGATCGCTTTAGTCCATGTAAGCGTTGCATTTACATCGCTCCATATAACGTTATTAGGTACTACGGTCTCCCACGTAGGGGCTACGAGAGAGAAATCAAGAGGGGATAGATAAAGAGTTAGATCCACATAAGACGGTGTAGAGCTTATAGTTATATTTTCTATAAAGCCGTCAAAATATCCGTCAAACATATTTTCAGGCAGATTAGTTACTACAACAGGCTCACCAAAAAACACAGATATAAGCTCGTCTCTTAGCGCATCCGGTAGCGCTGAGTTATCTAGTCTGTAAGTAATTGCTCCAAATTGATTTTGAGGCGTAGCTCGTAGAGCAAGATCTCGAGTGACAATATCTGTTACATCTGACAAATTCTTAACATTAGAGTCGTACTTATATTGAAAGAGGCCATAGGTAGCAATCGAGTTAGCATCGGTCTCCTCATAAGTAGAGGCATAGCCTGTGCCGTATTTAACGATTTCTGCGTTACGGATCTTGGCTATCTGTAGCTGCGATCGGATAGTGCTCGGGGTCGCATAAAGTCCGCTAAATTCTTTAGAGCCGTTAGCTGCTACGTAATTGCTACGGTGATCTGCATCGTCATAATTTATTTTGCCCTGTGCCGTCTCGTAGACAGTACCGAGAGCGCTGTTAGCGATCAGGTCTACAAGGTTAGAGCTCTTCAGATTTGCAGCTGCTACAGCAATCATTGTGTATAACCCTGTGTCAATAGTGCCGTAGTAAGACTCGGCATCTGCCCAAGTAACAGTAGGCGGATAAGTTGCCCACGTCAGGGTAGGAGTTACCTCGGCCCAAGTGCCGTTAAGCGCCTCGCCTAAAATAGCTGCAATCTGCTCACCGTCTAGCTCCTCAGGTAGCGCGGTGTTGTAGTACGCCTTGGCTACCTTAGACAAGCTGCCTATTCCAAGGATCGTGCCAGTAGTTATATAGCCGAACTCATCCGGTGATTTAACACCTATTGAAAAGTCCGATACCTCGCCTGTGAATACGGTGATATATGTACCGCCGCTATCTTTTAACTCCATCTGTAAGCGGTCTGTAATATTGATAGTAAACGGAGAGTTATCTACGTTAATAATCTCGATCCTAGAATATCCGGCGGTGCATTGTGCATCGATATTGAGACGACCAATAGAGTAACTAGCAGCTGTAACAGTTGTATAAATGTCATCGCCCACAGTTATGCGCCACTCAGGTACCCAAGTCATACCCTAAACACATCCCTTAAAGTGCCGCGCTGTACAGCATCTACCAAGACTTGATCGATCGCCTCAGCTATGGCGTTAGGATCGCCTACACCTGTGTTTACTGTAATATTTACAGTATTGTTTTTATCTGCTCCGGGAAAACCACTAGAGGCGTAGGCACCTGCATTAGATGAGCCTCCCATAACGCCACCTGTGCCAGCGACTACAGGCACAAAACTACCTGCCGCTAATTGATCTAAAATTGTAGGAGCCGGAGTAACTTGCTCTGTCGCTACTTTAGCAATAGTTAAGGTAGGCAAAACCATTTGCTTTAGTAAATCTAAAGCCTCTTTTAGGTTATCAATATTTATTAAAGATTTAGGATCAAGTGTCTTAAGGATTGACTCGATATCTTTAAGTTTTACATTTTGCCCTGTAAGCGCGCCAAGGATTTGTAGATCTTTATTTAGTTTTGCTGTACCTGCCTCGATCGCTTTAATATCTCCGGCTGCGATAGCATTTTCTAAATCAAGAATATCTTGCTTAACTCGTAGTCGAGCTGTGTCATTAGCAATTTGTAATTGCTGTGAAAACGTAGTGGCCTTACCTAAGGCCTGAGCTTGATTAGTGAGAGCTGCCGCAATTTGTATTTTATCAATATTAAATACATCGTCACCTTTACCAATAAGTAAATTAGCCTTATCTATTGCATTTTGTAGTAATTTCTTTTTTACTAAATCGGCTGCGGCTTTAGCCTGGTCTTTAATAGATTGTGCGAGTTTTTTATTACGCACGATTGCATCGTTTTCGGCCTTTTTACGTGCAGCCTCGCGCTCTTTATATCCACCGTCTCCACCTGTAGGAAAGAATAAAGGCCCATTATTAGGAGCAGGGATAGCGTTATTCTTTTTAATTGCATTACCTAAAGCACCTATAGCAAGAGCAGCCACGCTAATAGCTGTAAACCATGGAGCCCAAGCAAGGCCTATAGCAAGACCAGCGGCTATAAGAATAGGTTGAGCAATCTTTACTTTGTCTACAAGATAGCCAAATCCTGTAATGGCCTCAGTTAGTTTTATAGATAAATTCTCAATAGTTGCAGCTGCTCCACCGGCTCCATTAGGCCCGGCTAAGCCTCCAAGAGCATCGACTAATCCGCCACCAATACGCTCTTTAGCTTTATTGCTTGCCTCGGCTAATATGGCAAATTTGCCGCTAAGACTATTTGCAGCTTCATCGGCAGCGCCCATAGTGTCTTTAGCAATACGAGCTAAGATCTCGTCAAAGGTCATAGCGGCGAGCTCTGCTTTAGTAAGGCCAAGGTTATAATTATTAAGAGCCTTTGAGTTACCTACGTATGCCTTAGATAGATCGGCTGCCACGCTAGCAACATCGGCATTACGAGAGGCAGCAAGGTCTAGCGCTACGTTCATAATCTGAGTCGATTTAGATACCGATCCGGTAACAGAAAGTAATGACTGCAGGGCAGGGGTCGCCTGAGCTCCTGTAACGCCGTATAGCTTGCCGATCTGATCTACATAATTAGATACAGCCGGAGCATCAAAGGCCAGCCCTAAATTCTTTACAGTATTTGTAAGGGCTAGAGTCTCGCGCTCTGCATCTGCAAAATCTTTAACAGCTGACTTAATAGCGTAGCCAAGAGCGGCCCCACCAAATGCCACGCCAAAAGATGAGCCAAGGGATTTTACAGTTTTATTAAGTTTGTTAGTAGCTGTCTCGGCTTGCTTAAAGGCTGTCTTGCCCAAAAATTCTGCAATTATCTTAATATCTAAATTAGTACCGGCCATTATGCAACCTTCCTAACGCCACGAGTAGCAAAACCTGAGGTCTTAGCCATAAATAGATCGTTAGTTTTCATAATTGCACGTACAACAGCCTCGTTAGTTTTGCCGTTATCGGCAGCCCAAGCTCGATAGATGAGGCGACCTGTGGACTTACGAGAGAGCTGCCCACGTTGTCCGGATATACGAGGCTTAGCGTTTACTAACATGCCTGTGGCATTGGCAGCATCTACAAATTGTTTACCTGCATTAGGGTTATTACTCTTGCCGTAGTTTTTGCCAGTTGAGGTTATGTAACGGTGTTCACCGACTCCGGTATCTTTACGAAAGGTAGGGATAACTACTTCTCGCATTTTGCCCTGAGGTTGTCCTCCCGGGTTTTTACGCCCGGCGGTCTCATAGATAGCACCGGCAGCATTAGCATTAACAATACGCACAGATGAGGCAAATCCGTTTTTGTTTATCTTAGATCTAGCTGTGCTAAGTCTTATGCCGTTACGAATAGTTGCAGCGTTATAAATAGGAAAATTACCGCCGTCTCTACCCCAATTAGATAGGGGAGGAGTGGCAGGTACAAATCCACGAGCTGCATTTACTACGTTTTGTGTAGCTAGTGTTAGATCGATTTTTAATTGCTTATCAAGATCCGGCGCATATTGTTTTAAGGCTTTACGAAGTTCATCAACGCCGCTTAACTCTATTGGCATCGCTTAACTCCTTACCTTCATCCTTGAGCCCTTGCACTAAAGCATCGAGCATTGTTTTATCTAGTTCTAGTAGCGCTTGAGGCGCGACTCCCAATCGGATACTTAGTCTCGCGATTAAGTACGTGAAAGGGAGATCGCGCTTTAGGCTAAAGGGTCGCTATCTAAGACCTCGACCGACTTTAGTGTTTCCACAAAGGCCTCGCCGAAAGGCTTAGGTGCTTCTCCTGCACGTTTTGTAATTTCCCAAGCCAAGTAATAAACCATAGATTGCTGCTCGAGCTCACGAAAGGCCTTATGAAAGCCTGTCTTGTAATAGCTCTCGAAGGCATATTCAATAGCCGGCGAAATTTCGCCGATTAGTTCGCTGCCATCATTACGTACGATCTTTAGTCTTGCCATGGTTGCCCCTTAATTAGTTAGTTTTAGAAGGTACCTGTAGTTGCTACTACAGTTTTTGAATTACAGGTGAACGTCAAATCCATCATGCCTTCATCTGCAACAGCACCGTTAATAGGTGTTAGGTTGTCGATTAAGATCGTGCCTGTGTATAAAACGTTAGTAGCAGATACGGCAGACTGTGAGTCTTGAATAGCCTTAAACGCTACAGTCGTACCGTATGCAGCTTGCAAGGTTGCAAGAATTGATCCGGCGGCTGTGTCATTAAGTAGCGTTACTGTGATGGTGTCAGCTGACAATCCAGTTACGAATTGATGAGAGGTGCTGCCCATGGCCGTTACCTCAAGCTGATCCGATTGCTGTGTAAGAGTGAAAGCGGTTACGTGGTCTGAAAAATCCACAGGTGCAGCGCCGACCTTAAAGCCGACTTTATTATTTAGAAAAATCGCCACGATTTATTCCTCGTCTTTCTTGGCTGTTGTTTTTGTAGTTGTTGTTGGTGCTTCGATCTGACCTATCTTTATAAGAAAAGCCAGCTCCTCGGGTGTTAGGTCAGACATTTTTTAGCTCCAGCTCGTTAGTACGGATATAGAGAAATCGGCTGTTAGAAGTGATCCGCTTTGTACTTCAAGCACAGAGGGAGCACTCATCGCGCCAATATTGAATTTGATCGAGGAGGCCGCTAACTTATTAAACACAGCTACGGCTAAAGTTTCGATCCCTTGTAGGTTGCCTTGATTGTCAAACATAGGTACGGTCATAATGATACGAAAATTAGCAAGAGGCGAAATAGCCGCGTAAGAGTTATTGCTAGGCGTAATGTAATTCTCTGCCGGAGATACGATTACGCTGTTAGCGGTGATAGTCGCCGGAGGGTAGCTGTATGTATTCCAAGAATTAGGCTCATCTAAAGCTGCTGCAATAGTAGCTCTGAGCGTTGTAATGGCCGCTGTCATTATCCCACCATGGTGTTCGGGTTTGTGTATCCGGCAATTAGTCCGCGGATCTTACCGATCATTGAGTTACCCATACGGTAAGGGCTAGGGCTAAATCCATCGATTGATACGCCGCCGGTTTGGCTAACCTGCCGGGCTTGAAAAATGTCTACGGCCAAGATCATGGCGGCCTCGCGCACACTCGGCGTAGTCGCGTATGTGTTTGTCTTTGTGTCTGCTCCTACAGCTGAGCCGTAGGGGAGCACTCGCGTAAAGTTCGCGTTAGCAGCTGTCTTAGCAAATTGAATAAAGCTATAGCCGTTAGGGTAATTAGATAATCTATTATTAAAGGCTATGGATGGGAATTGAGTAGTGGTACCGGCTGACCATGGGATCGTCCCTGTAATTGTGTAGGTGCCGTTAAAGGTTGAGCCGCATCCACTCAAGGTTACAGAGTCGCCAGTACTAAAGATTGCAGGGTTAGCAACCATAACTGTAGCTACATTATTTTGTAGAGCTGTGCCTACAACAGGGGCAGAGTCAAACCATAAAAACTGATTAAGTAAATCTTGTGCAGCCTGACAGCACGTCTCGACAATATCGGACGAGTATAAATTCTCGATACCGAGGTTAGCTCTTAGCTCTGCCTCAGTTACGTACGTTGCCGGCACTTGATTACTCCTTTACTTAATAGGGCCGGTAGGGCTCAAAGGGCTAAGAGCCCTACCGACTATTAGGGTTATTGCTTAGGTGAAGTTGTAGCGGATAATTCCCTTAGGCATCTTGGCGATAGTTGCCATGTAGCCATAGATCGCTACCTGTACCTGTAGGTTGCTTACAACGTTTACAGACATATATGCCTGTGGTGACTGATAAACAGTAAAGGCCTCAGGTGCCAAGATGATGGCTGAGTCATCTACTACAGTCGTAGCTGCAAAGTTCTTGTCTACGTATAGATCGAGACCTAGTACGTTTCCGCGAATCGAGCCGGGCTGTGTTAGTCCGCCAGCGTTCATAGGCTGAGAGCTTGAATAGATTGGTCGCCCTGTTGTATCTGTAGCGCCTGTCAATAGTTGCCATTGTGCGCCGTTAGCGATGTAGTTATTAGCAAAGTAACCTGTAGCTTCGTAAACAAGGCGAGCAGCTTCCGATGCGTAACCAATAATACCTGCGGATGTAGCAGCCTGAGCTGTTGTAGCAACAGTACCGGCTGTAACGAGTGCAGCGTTTACAGTTGTATCAAGAGTCTTTAGGTAAGCGTTTTGTAGTTGGTTAGTAAGCTCACTAAAGAAGTTACCGTCACCATATCCGCGCTCCAAAAGCTCGATGCTGATGGTATTCATGCCACTGTACTTGGATACAGTCCCAGATAAATACGCTGTCTCCATCCCGGTATTCTGTACCGCTCCGGCTTCAGCCTCGACAGTTACAACAGGTGCTACACCTGTACCGCCTCCGGCTGAGGTCACGAGTGAAGGCACGTTGATCGTCATACCGTTAGCCGGCAAAGTACCGCGTGAGCAAGCATCGATAGATGGTGTACCAAAACGAGTGTTAGTTGGAAACTCTGATAGGTACTGAGTTGGGTTAAAGCCCGGGTTAGTTGTAAAGCTATCGTCTGCAGCTGTTACATAAAGTTTAGAGTCCTCGTTACCGAGTGCAGCTCTAATCTTATGCTCTGTATATGCACCCATTGAAACAATAGGTGTACGTACGCGCTGAGAGTCTAAAACGGATGGTCGGATAATTTGGCGAGATGCCTCTAGAGGGGCAGCCTCGGCCGGTGCTTCCGCCGGAATATCCGGCGTTGTTTCTGGGGCTGTCGTCATGACATCCTCGCTTTCGGTTTCGGTTTCGGTTTCGATCTCTACGATGGTCGTATTAATCGTTGTAGTTTTTGTGCTTGTACTTGTAGCTGCCTCAAGCGCTGCTCGAGCGGCTGCAATATCAGTAACGGAGGCGCTAGAAAAGGCCGCACTCTCTACGAGGCTAACCTCTTTGAGGACAGCCGCCGTAACTAACAGGTAGTCACCCATTGGCTTAGAGGCCGTTACATCGACCCCTACGGATAAGCCACTTACTAGGTTTTCCTGAGCTAGTACGAGCGCATCTTGTCCTCGAGTGCTACTCGACAATTTGAAAGATCCGTAAACGCCTTCGGTAGAGTCGCTAAAACTAATTGCGCGACCTACTGGCTTGTCCTGTTGGTGTTGCATTAATAATTTAATTTTTGTTGCTTCGGGAATAGCGATAGATCCTCGCTCAAATACAACAGCGCCAGCGGATGTATAGCCGACCTCACCGTAAGGAGCAATAAGCCCCGATACGATCCGGCGCTCTGTATCTGCGGCTTGTATTTCCTGACTAAACGTTAGTAGCACTTGTATCTCCTAGCGGTGTTAGTTGCTCCATTTGTCGGGCTTGGTTTACATCGATTAAATCTAGACTTAGCATTTTCTCAATAATATTTAATCGCTCCATCGCATCTGCACGTAGAAAACTGTCGTCTACCGCGAAACGCACCTGATTTTGAGAATTTGTTATGTCGTTCATTGAGAGCCTGTCCTCAATAGCACAGATGTACGGTTGTAGTGAGTACGCCATAAATTCTTTACGACCGTCTAAAATATTTTGATATGTCATGCTGTTATTCATATCGGCAGAAATGTAATACGCCGGTATATTCATAGCGCGCGCGATTTCTGTAGCTAAGTACTGAGATGCTTCGTTATACATCATATCTTTAGGACTAAAGCCAATATTTTCTACAGATAAAGTAGAGGTTAAGTACGCCGTTGATCGTGATGCACGAGATGATTTCCATGCAGCTAGTAAGCCTTGTACTTGAGACTCCGGTAAGTCTGCACCGTTATTTTTTAATACTGTTGTAGCCATAGGTGTAGCAGCACTTACAGCGCTTGCCTTTTGTATATCAAAAGCAGCTTTAATAGTTGTACCGGCTGTATCTAATACTCCAGGAGTTAAACCTTGGAAAGTTACGAGCGAGCCAATTCCGCCCATCGGTACTTTAATACCATCGCAAAAATAATCCTCGATCTCTGTACCAAATTTATTAGTCGTGTATGTAACGCGGCTATTAGATACCCACTCAAAGCCGCTAGGTCGCCCATCATCTGCATACAAAGATGTAACGCGCCAGTAAGCGCATCCGTAAAATATTAAACTATCAACAGTTGCAGCGATAGTAACGCTACGAGGTTGGCGTAGATCCGGTTGCTCTAACCAAATAGGAGAGCCTAACTTTTCGCCTGTTGATTTTTTATATAGTGCTAGATCGATACCTGAAATAACTCCGGCAATTAAATTACGGCAACGAGCAACGCTAGCTACTTGTAAAGCAAAGTTACGATCTATACCGCTCGTGTTATAACCATAAGTAGAGCCTGTGTTATAAGAGCCATAACCGTAAGTAGTGCTCATTACGGCAGGTGCATACTGAGCCTCAATAGTCGGCTTATCAGCTGACTTAAATCCGAGAGTTTGTAGTATTCCCATGGAGGCGATTTTCTCAAAATGTCAAGCACCAAATCCGATTACTCTCGGCGTGTCTCTATACGTAAACTTGAGCCTGACCCATTGGCTGAGACAAGATATGTACGATAAAACTTAGATTTATAGCTATGTCTACAGGGCCGGCAGATTTACGCCGGACGATACGCCAAGATGCATCACTTTCTTTAGCTGCACAGTTAGCCATGTGCGCGACTAGCTCATCTTGGCCACTATGGACAAGGCGCTTATTAGCCAAGGCCTCGTATAGATCGCCGGATGCTTGATAACCCTTTTGCCCTGATATATCTGTTACCTGTATGCCGTTTGACTCAAGGCGCTTAGCTATAGATGCGGTCGTGTATTTGTCGTAGGCGACTTGCCGCGGATAGTAAATTTTTGCCCATTTGGCAACGGCGTTAGCTACAAAGAGCTCATCAATAGATACATCACTATGAAAGATCTCTAAGACAGCTACACCGATACGGCCATCCTCGAGGACTTGGCCCATACACAATGAGCCGTCTCTACGACTCGGGCTTACGTCAAAGGCAAATATAGTAAGCGGCCCCACCGACAATTTTAGATCGCTATCTGAGGCATCCTCTACGGCCATGTGAGGCCATGGGCTTTGAGAGCTCGAGATCCATTGACAAAGCATCTCGGTCTTTGTGGTCTCGACTGTTTGAGTGCTTACGGCCTCGGCCAAAACGCTCTCATCGAATAGGTAGCCAAGGGCCGGATTGGAATAGGCCCATCCGCTACGGTCTGAGATGCTTGCAAATTGAGGAGCGCTGTACTCGTAAAAACCAAAAGTCTCAGGAGGAAAGGACATAGCTCTTTCGCGTAAATTGTTAAGGACTGTGCTAAAGGCATCTCCGGCGTTCGACGTGTACAGGGATTGGCTGTTCATTTTTGCGCGCGTGGTCGGCGTGGCAGCTCGAAAGCCCTCCTCTGAGATCTCTCGTATTTCATCGATATACAAGAAAGAGGCGGTGCGGCCACGTGAGCCGTCACGAGTTGCAGCTACAACATCTAAGCGATTACCGTTTTTAAGCTCTATTGACTCGGTGCCATTAGCGTAACGGATCTGCCTAACTTGTTTACTTAGCTCGCTAGATCCCTCGATCGCATAGGCCACTTGCCTAAAGGTGTCTAAGGCCATCGATCTATTAGAGCTCATAATAAGCACATTAGGGGAGTCGAATAAAAACATGTGCCCTAGCATCATCATGCGCGCTAAATGAGTTTTACCTTGCTGACGACTGGTCAGGCATAAATTACTACGCCTGATAAACATATTATTTTTATCTACGGTAGTCATGTCACGAATTATGAAATCCTGCCATGGCAAAAGTGGTAGACCAATCGACTCTGCTAATTCTGCAATCTCATCGCCGCGATTAGGGCCCTTGAGATAGGGACTATGTAGCCGAGGCTCAGTAGCCCCCACACGGCCCGGATATACCTGCTCCAATTATTTATCCATCCTGTTTAGTTTGGCCCACACAGGGACCAATAGGGACCGTTGAGGTGGTCATCGGGGAGGTATAGGAAAA